CTATTTCTTAACAAATTCCCGAATTGGTCAATTCTTTTGGGAAAGAACGATTAGTGAGACGTCTAACACTGTGCAGAATCCTCTTATTACTAAATGAGAACTTCTATTCTCAACAACAAATGGTGAGTTCATGGACGATGAAATGCTCGACGAGCAAGATGAAATCCAAACTGACATCGTGAATAAGGATGACTTTGCGGCCATCCCCATTCATTTTCGTCCCGCTGAAGGAAAAGTCAAGCTCTTTAAACTGGTGATCCCAGGTATAGAGCCACCCCTCGGATTCTTCGAGGTGACTGGCGACAGCGCGGAACAAATTACGATCACTGAGGTCAAACCCAGTGAGACTGACGATACAGCAGAACCAGAAGGTGAAGTTGTAGAAGTCGATTCTGTTGATCAGCCCGATCAAGACACGGATGAAGAAGAACCTATTTTGGAAGAGGTTCTCGAAGCCACTACCGAGGCTCCAGAAGAAGAGGAAGTCGAAACCGAAGAATCGGACGACAATGTTTCCTCCGCACCTGAGGCCGACAAGGAAGAGGACGAGTATCCGTACTCAGATGATGCCGGCAATCCCGTTGCAGGGTTTCTAGTAGCTGACTCTGAGGATGCTGAACCGCAAATTATCGTGGTACGACCTGAGAAGGACGAACCGCCTGAAGATGCAATGAAGCGCGTAGAGGAAGAACACGAGGATTACTCCAGGACTACACTGGATCAAGCCATCGTTGTTCTTGGTCACAACCCCTTGACCGCGGAGGATAACTGATCGCAACATGCGATCGTGCACCAGCGTTAGGTCTGGTAACAATATCGAATTAATGCTAGGTTTATGTAAACTAGTATTACTACGGGTGAGATGTCCACATGCCTGATGTGGACGGCAAGAACAAGGCCGAGGAGCTACGGCGTAGTAAGGAAGCAGAAGCTTTTGAACGCAAGCTCGGAATCTCAGTATTGATGAATACTCTGAAAGCGGAAGGCGCGGAAATCATTAACAACGATGACATGCCTTTCAAACAGATGGGACAACTCTATCGTGCGCAACACCGTTTACACAATGGTAGCGACGATGAGTATTGGACCCTACTAGGACAAGTTACTCGAGAAGACTCCCAGAAGCGACTCCAGATTAATGGATTAGCTAAGGAAGCTATCAAACACGCACCTGACATTATAAGTCAGCACTGGTCCAACGAGATCAAGAAGATCGACGAGCCGCGAGGCGCAATCGATGCTCAGGGTTTCGCAGACAGGCTAGTACCGTATGTCTACAAGGAAGATGCCCCAACTGGGTACGACCCTAAGATAGACGAAGCGTTTACCGGCTACTGTAAAGTAGTGTGGGATAAGATGGCTATGGCGTACAACACGACTGGAACACCGTTAGGTGATTTCTTGACGTGGAAAACGCAGTTTACATCCGGCACCAATTCTGGTGACCCGAAATTCGAGTCTCTAACCAAAGAACAGTGGGTGAAGAGTTATATTCCCGAACTCATGGGCGCAGCTCGGTCTATCGCCGCAGGCGAAGAACCGGACTTAGATCCCATGTGGACGAGAGGACACTACACCCTATTCGGTCGGACTCCCGATCGACCCGTTCATGGCGTACATATGCTCGGTAAAATGGTAGGAGCAAAACTTGGTTATGACATCGGTCTCGGCCTGTCAGGCGGGAAATATCCCCACATTGCCTGGATGAGCCTCGAGCAGATGCTAGAGTACACCGCTTCGGCGATGTCTCATGTCGAGTGTACTATACACGAAGACTTCAAGTGGTTCGACGCCTTTGTTGGCACCGAACTTGCAATGGCCGTTCTCAATGGCCTAAAGGAGAGCAATTTCCTGAAGAGCCAGCCTGAGAACCGAAACATACTGATTTATTTGCTTACGGAGCTGACCAATCCAACTTGGATTCGGATAGCGCCACACTACCTCATGAAGATGAAGGCAGGACTTTACTCCGGTACTCCGGTGACACAGATCTTCGGATCAGTGGTTCACTCGGCATACATCGAGATGCTAAGACACGAACGCGGCGTAGGAATAAAAGACTACTTCGTGCTAAGTGACGACGGAATGTGCACCTTCGAAGGTGACGCCGTCGCTGGCAGAAAGGTCGTCGTTGACGAAATGATGCCTCTAGCTGAAGAAATTGGAATGAAGATTAGCGATGAGAAGAGTTACGTCGCAGACATTACCGAACGTCGGACAATGTTTGCTGGTGAGGAAAAGTTAGTTCGGCACGACGTCGGACCTTTTCTGCAAAAGTATCCCCAACTAGATCCGGATGAAGCATTCGGCAACATCCCTCGGTTGATCAGGTCAACCATGGGTCGTGAACGCGATTTCGATCGTGAAAGTCACGAAATGCTGTTTAACTTGCTTCCCGGATTACGTTTAACAGAGCGTGGAGAGAGATCCCAAATGACATCGTGGGTCACAGATTTCTGGAGAACCCTCGAAGTCCTCGCACAAGTTAGGCCTGGATATCCCCGGGTACGTAAACTGATTTACACCTACACTAAGGTGTACCCCGAATTCTGGAAGAAGTTTGATAAGCTAATCACTGCCGCGGAGGCCACAGGCGACAAATTGTTTGATACACGTTTGTCTCGAGGTGGAGGTCAAAGCGACAAGGGAACTACCCGTTGGTTAGTGAACTATCTATTGTCGGTCCGAGAAACAGATTCCTGGCCGCCAATCCCGGAACATTGATAGTTCATCGCCGTCCGTTAAGGACGAAGGGTTAAGTCACAACTTCTAGTTAAGGTTAGAATGAAGCGGAAACATTACACTATTTAGTGTAGAACTGTACCCGTAGATATCATTACTCACTGAGTCGCGTGAGTCAGTCCAGAACGGACGGACTATTTCGTGGGCTAACGCCCCCC